AATAGACGGATTCTAATTTTTTAAACTCGTCTTTTGACATAGACAAATGAGCGAAGCTCCTATATATACTTTCATTATCACTAACACTATCACTTACACTTACACTATCAGCTTTTTTGGGTTTCTGAAAAAAGGCTTGGGTTTTTTGGGTTTCTTTGGGTTTTTTAGGTCTGCCTCCTTTAGAGCCGTTTATTCTTTGCTTGTCAATATAGACGTTGTACTTTCTTAAATCTCTCTTTAGAGCCTGTCTAATGCCCTCGAAAGCAATATCAATAATAAACTCTGCCTCTGGATTCTCATCAGCGCAGTATGAAAATATGTGTTTGATTAATTTACCAGCTTGTTCATCGCTTAGTTTGTCAAAGATTCCTCTTTGGTCCATATAAAGAATGAAGCTCTTTTTGTCTTTAGCCATAAAATTAAATTAAAAAAAAACGATACGCTTTCAGGCGGTGGCAGCCGTACTCACGCATCGTAATAAACCAATGAAAAAAAGTCTCGCCACCTAACTTTTTAGAAATCAATCTATGTTTCCATAGAATAACCAAATTATGAACGCATAAAAATAATCAATTATTTGTTCCATGGTTCAACTCTTGTGATTTTTTTTATCAATCCTTTCCATTTGCCCCAAGCATGTATCGCCTCCGACCTTGAGTAAGCCACAACGTAGTCAATGGCTTGAAGTGGATTATCTAAATCCTTATCGCTTTTGTATATGTTGTACTGGATTCTAAACGTATGCAATCTGCAATCCGACCTTTTTACTCTGCGAGAGTAAAGCTCAACGTCAAAGTTATCCCAATCTTCCGTGTTTATTTTGTGCGCCATCCTTATAAGTTTTTGATATATTCCTTTACTTGTTTCTTCATGTACTTTTTATCAAGCCACTCCAGCAGCTCAATAGTATTAAATACCATCGTGAACTCTTTGCCGTATTCGTCTCTGCCTACAAGGTAGGTTTCGTTGTCAGTTGTACTCATAAATGTATTTATGTCGTGCAGCCTTTTGGTTATTTTGTTCTCTGCCATTATCCGAATATTAAAATAGTGTAGTAATACACGGTTGCTAATGTGCATAAATATACTATGCCGTAAATCGTATCTTTTATTCCGTCTTTCATTATTTAAGTGTGTTAAGTTGTTTTGTAAATCGTTCGTTTAATCTGCCTATGCACATACCGTATATGATTATGTTGTGGTCGTTACTTTTCCTAACTTGCGGAAATTCTAAACCAAAACCAAATTCATTTGACCATTCAGCATCCTGTATTTTTTTTTCAAAGTGTTCGATTGATTCCTGTATCTCTATGAGAAGCTCTAAGGTTTTCTTTCTGTTCATTTTTGTTCTGTTCATTGTTATTGGTTTTTAGATTTTGTGATTGCTTGAGCAAGTAGGACTTGGATTTCCTTGTTTACACTCCTTGCATTCTTCTTTGCTGATGCCTCTATCTTTTTAAAGAGGTCTTTCGGTAGGTTGATTAATTTTTGTTTCATTTTGTTAAATTAAAAAAGGCGCATTGCTGCGCCTGTTGGTTTTATTTATTGTATTCGTTGCATATAGTCTTAATAACTGCGGTATTGCTCCAGCCTTTCTCCCATCTCCAAATTCCAAAGTAAGTCTCTGGTTTGCAGTCGTTCCATTGGAAAAGAATCATATCCTCTCTGTGTTCGTCATATTGCAAGCAGTCTGGTTTAAGTCCCCACATCCTCAATGATGCGTATATAGTATCCATGCTCTTGCGGCTTGCTTTTACTTGAAAACTTTTAAAGGTTTTAAATGTGTTATTGATTTCTTGATTTGTCATTTTGGTTTTTAAAGTTAATATTTGATTCTAGCGCGTTAATCTGAACTGTTAATAAGAATATATTTTGCTCTCTCACTAGTTTGTTGTCACCTGTAGTGAGTCCCATTAGTTTAAGTTCAAAAGAAAGTTCTTTCTTAAGTTCCTCTAATTTCTGCTTTGCTAATTGTCTTGATGTCATTGTTTTGTGTTTTTTAAATATTAATAATACATCAAATATATATAAAAAATATATATAAACAATATAATTAGTAAAAATTTTTTTGATTTGCTTAGAACAAATGAGTCAATCTTGCGACTTGACCGTTCTCTTTATGGTGTATAAAGCCTTCAACCGCCTTTGCGGCGTGCTGATATCCTTTTTTGTGATGCCAAGAGTCAGTTCCGCTTGGGCTTCTTAGGCTCTCAACGCAAAGACCGATGTAGTCTTTTGAGAATTTGTGATGCACATGGTGCGTAAAAACGTATCTATGCTTAGTTTTTGCCCATTCAATTGGAAATTCTGTTGCCATAAGCAAAGGTAAATCCTGATGCTTTGCGCCATCTCCATGAGTTGTGCCAATAAGGTTCTTGCCGAAACGGTATGCTTTGCGATGCCTCATAGAACAATCAAAAGTAATTTCATTGTTTCGCTTAAAATACGTTTTCATAACCTCGGATAAGAAAAACCCTGACATCGTATCGTGATTGCTTGGATTAAAAGTAAAATGTACTGGAGCGATTGCAATCAATTGAAGAAGTATATCCACATAGAGCTGCTTTGCAATTAAGAAATTGCTGTACCACATAGATACGGTGTCCTGAGGAGTGCCATTTGTCGTTTGTCGTTTGGGATTGTCGATATGTAAAATATCGTTACCGCCGATGAATAATATCTTTTCGATAGGGAATCCCTTGGCTTTGTTTAAAATGCCTTTTACGCCCTCCTTTACCCTTTTAACAGCAATCTGATTGTTGTAGTCTTCGCCTGTTTCAAATGAATCTGCAAGTTTGCCGATGTGGATATCTGCTGGGTCTATTACAAGCAAGTATTCTTTTTTTTCTGCGCTCCGTTTGATTGTTGGATATTTGGGAGCAAAATTTTGCATATCCTCAATCAGCTTTTTGCAGAGTTCTTCTAACTTATTTTCGGCATCGTCTTTATGTAATGGATTCTTAAAGAATAAACTCGCCTCTCTTGTTTTGAGCCATCCGTGTTTTACGCTTTCAATATCAACTCCAGCCTTTTCGGAGGCTTCCTTCAAACCTCTATACTTAAAAAGCATTTCTGCTTCGTCAGGCTTTAGTCGATATCGTTTGTTTTCACTCATACATATTTATTTACCACCTTACCAGCTAAGAATAGAAAACCTCCTACAATACAAAGCCCAATAATTAGCCATATGTAATTAGGTTTCTTGCTTGCTTTTGCTTTCTGTACTTCTATTCGTGTTTCCATTCTTATTGTATCTCGGTGTATCTTGTATTCAATTCGTGTTTCTAACCGTGTTTTAGGCACAAAAACGTTTTGATAGTGTACTATTGTGTCCTTGCTACTGAAATATTTTTCATATACAATCGTATCGTGTTTCACTACTGGAATAGAATCAATTGTTGCGATTCTTATCGTATCACTTGAAACGAGAGGCTCTAAGCCCTTTTTTAGAGCCTTCCTATAGTGATAGTTAGCCGAGCAAGAAAACAGCGTTAAAACGCAAATAAGGCTATAAAAACGCATATTCTTTACGTGCATCAAAACTCGGACATGCCTTGTTGGCAAAATCTCGATGACCAAAAATTTGCATATCCTTGTTGTAAGTGTATATTAATTGCTTTATTAATTTAACCAAAGCATCCTTTTGCTCTTTGGTTCGTGTATCCATAGCCTTGCTCATATCCTTCGACATTCCTCCGACGTATGCGATACCTATTGAATTTTTATTTTGCCCCGATGTGTGAGCGCCTGACTTCTTTAATGGTCTGCCATATTCAACCGTACCATCAATATGCACGAGAAAGTGGTAGCCTATATCATTGAATCCTCTTTTTAAATGCCACCTCCTTATGTCAGCGACATCATGCTCACGTCCTTCAGGGGTTGCCGTGCAATGAATTATAATTTTATTTATCTTTCTCATTTATGTTCTTGAAGTCCTGAGTAACTTCCTTGGCTCTTGCAAATAAGTTCTTGAGCGATTCCCAAAGGTCGATATTTTTTACCGCCTTGTAGTTTTCGTTGATACTAATAACTTCGATTGATACCAATACCAAAGCAAGGATTTTTGTAGTCATCAGCTCCACGCTAAAGAATGTCAGAACAATGTCATTCAAGATATAATAATCGATGAGGTAAAACAGCATAACCGTAACCTCATATAATAGAATCTTAGAAATAACAGAACTGAGTTTCCTGGATGTAATTGGAGTGCCAAGCTTGCGAGATTTCCAAACACCAGTTAGAGTGTCAAGAATTACAGAAACACCGATTAAAATAAGTATGCCCGATATAGGCAAAAAGAAGCTGCTAACAATTGCGAGTAATTGCATAGAATAGTTATTTAGTTTAGTTAGTAGCAAAAGTAATTGTAATTTCATCGCTCTATGTATTCAACCAGTTGGTATGTTAAGTAAATTGCAAGAAAACAACCAATGCACCGTAAGTGAAAAGCACCACCCCAGAACAAACTGAATGCCGAAAGGTATCCAGCAATGAAATAAAGTATCGATAGCGCTTTAGTATGCATTATTCTACAGGTAAAGGTTCAGACCATTCATCGGTAGCCATAAGTTGCAAAGCTTCATCGTGATTCATTGCTTGTAAAATCTCTACGCTTCCGTCACTTATAAAGGTAGGCACGGCATCGTACTTAATTACAAACTCAGTTTCATCTAAACTTTTGCGAATCGTTTCTGCTGAAGTTTCGTGTATCTGTGAAAAGTCGATTAATCCTAAATCTGCTATGCTTATTGTTGCGTATGTTTCTGCTACTTTTTTCATTTTATTATTTTATTAAGTTGGTACATCAGTTGAAAATGTACTGAAGTTTGTCATTGTTCCGTTATTGCCGCCCGAACCGTTGTCCGTAAGAGTTGGAGCAGTGTCGCCATCGCCGCAACGATACCATAGTAATGGGTTGTATGTGGCAAGTGATGTGGGTACTCCCGAATTATAAATGTCATTAATGTTTGCAGATTGGTCAGAATTCCAAACGGCAATCTCGTCCATATTACCTTGAAATTCTACGTTGCCATTAGTGCCATCTGCAATAAGCAAAGGCGTATCAGATGCTCTAATTCCTGTCAAACTTGGTGTTGCTTGTTTTACATTAACACCGTCAAAGAATATATTAAATGAATTAGTATTTGTTGTTCCATCCCAAGTAACCATAATATGATGCCAATTTCCATCGTCAATATTTGCATCTGATGCAGACACAACTGTATTAATGGGTCTTTGACCCGCATCATTATGAACGATAAAAGCTATTCGGTTACCACCGTTACTTAAATATAAAACCCAATTTCTTTTATTTGAATTACTCCAATGGTATTCTCCTATCAGTTGTTTAAATCCCGAAGTTGATTGTGTTGTTTTTACCCACATAGAAACACTTATTGCACTATTCAGGCCTAATGTGGTAGACTTTGCTTCTACAAAATCATCAACACCGTCTAAAGCTATGCTCTTTGTGTTACTGAAAGACGGAGTAGTTGCCGTTCCTATATTAGTGTCTCCGCTTGCGCTTGAATCGTATATTTTGCCCCATCGAATAGTATTATTGATTCTGCCTTTTCCGTAGCCGTTTGTATTGTTTACTGATGCCTCTCCCCAATCTATTGTATTCGCCATTTTCTTATGTTGTTATGTCTCCAAACAAATACCAAGTATTCGTTGCTACTTTTAATATTGTTGCTACTGCGTACTGAGCTGCAAGTTTCGTTTTTCCACCGCTTGAGTTTACCGTTACGCCTCCCGATGGTACTATTGTAATTTGACCAGCACCACCTTGTATTATTTCTATTCTTGTTCCAATAGGAAAAGCTATTCCGCTATTAGTAGGAATTTTTAAATCTATTGCGCTACCGTTTGTGACTATGACCGTTTTATGGGCATCCGTTAAAACAAGGTTGTAAGTTGTAACCGTTTGCTCGTTTAACGTACTATCTTTAAGCTGCGCTCCGCTTATCTTCTTAGATGCAAAACCACCAGAGCCATCGCTTTCAGCAATAGCAAATAAATCCGTACTTGCAAGGTTGCTACTTTTTGCCGTTATCTGACTTATCTTGATGTCCGCCATTCTCTAATTTTTGTAAATAAATTCTAAGTTTCTCAATGTCTTTCTTCTTTGCCTTGTATCTTACATTACCCATCCTGTAAAGTTTACGTCATCGCTCGGAAAAACGTCTCCGTCGCTGTTGCTTGTGTACTCAGGAAAAGACGATTGATTAAAGTTCATATACTGAACAAATCTTTCTTTGTAGTGCATAGCCGTTTGCATCGCCTTCCCTTCCAAATAATCTATTTCTTCCTTTGATACCGTATCGCTATTCTCGGAGTTGTGTTTGTAGATTCCTTTGTTCGAAATCGTATAAGCTCCGTTAGGCAAATATCTTGCATAAGCGAAATGAATCAAGCAATCTTTTATGTAATCGTTTAATAAAGACAAATAAGGGTCAACTAAATTTTGCGCTACAATATCCGCTTGAATCTTTTTAAGTAAATCCGTTCCGAGCATCTCCTGGATTTCTATATCTTGACTGATTTTAATGTACTGGATGAAAGTATCCGTATCCAGATTTCCGTTCATTTGCGTGAATCGTACTATGTCGTCTCTTGTAATGAGTAATGCTGTCATATCTTAGTCCCAATATTTTCTTGTTGCTGGGTTACCATCGTAAAACCCTTTTGTTCGCGTTTTGCTCGGCTCAATGCTTGCGCTTGACCAACTCTTATCATTTATAACGTACCCGTATTTCTTTGCAACTGCTTCAGTTATTTCATTCACTTTAGGCGAACCTATTGGAGCTTTTTCATTAAAGCTGACATAAGTTCTGCGCTTCCATTTGTGTTTGCATCGCGCACCGCCTTTGTGCAACCAAATTGAATACTTATCAGTTCCAAATTTTCCAAGTCCAGGATTAGCCTTTTGGCTTGTAAGTTTTGTAATATCCTCTTTTCTATAAACCTTTTGCGCTCTCATCATGGCTCTGCAAAATTTTCTTTGAGGAGCTGGATTTCCTGTATATTGATAACGCACTTTAAAGTATAAACCATCAACTTCCTTATCTTGATAAGACTTTTTGTTTGGCGCTGCTCTCCCTGTTCTTAATAAGTGTACTATTTTAGATAGCGTTGTTTGTTTAGGTTTTAATTCTTCTGCTAATTCTGCAAGTTTCTCATCAAAGGCATCATCAAAATCGTAATCAACCTCTCTCTCATCTACGCAAATAAAACCCTCTTGCTCAATATCCTCTCCAGTTGCAAAAAAGTCTTGCAATACCTTGCTATCCTCGCTTAATTCTAAGCCTGTCTCTTCCTCTTTCTGCTCGTCTGTTACTATATTATCCAAGTCAGTAAATTCAAGCGGTTTAAGCGTCTTAAAATACAAGTTTAAAGATATACCGTTAAACGCTAAAATCTCATCAAAGGCATCAATCAATAGGTCTTGCATTGGTCGTATTACCATATTGTCAAACAAAATAAACGAGTTTTGTAATTCGTCAGCGTTTGAACTAAAGCCATTGCTTGATGCAATTCCAAAAAGTAGTGGACTCGTTACGTTATTTCCTAACATAATTTTTCTGAGACATTCCTCGGCAAGCGTAGAGTAAAGGTCAGGCGCATCATTTACAGGCATCGCATCAACCGTTGTTTTACTTTCTGCGTTTGAATTAAAGCTTACAATTACCTTTTCGCCTTGCGTGCCAGTTAAGCCTTGCATAACCTTATGCTTAATCATGCGCTGTTGTTCCTCCGAGGGTTGCCCATTGTTGAAATTTACAACAACACGACTTGCGAAGCCATTGTTTACCTCGTTGATTAAGTAATCGCTTATCGACTCCTCTAAGGTGCAGTATGGGAGCGCTCCGATATAATCAGGCAAAGCGTAGTATTTCAAACCTACCGAGTAAGGCTTGACGTAGTAAATCTCAATAGGCTCATTTGAAAATCCAAACGCTGGTATTCTTTTAGGTTGGTAGTTCTTTGTATCCGTCCAGTCATCCGAGTAATAGTAAGCCTCAATCTTGCCCTCCTCGTTGCACTTCTCTGCTCGTAAAAGTTGAACAGGCATATGATGAACCGCAGCTATTTTTTTTCGGTCTTTAGAGTAAATTACTTGCATAGCGCATTGGCCTAAAAGCTTCAAGTCGCTTACTAAGTTTCGAACGTCCTCTTTCTTGAACATAGAAACCATTGCAGCGTACTCATTAGGCTTTTTACTTGCATCTGTTGCATTCAATCCCTTACCATATACTAAACGGTTGATATTGTTTACAATCGCGTTTTGAGTAGTGCTATTTGTGTAGCAATCTATTAAGAACTGAAAGAAATTATTGTCCTCGCCAAAGCTGACATAGTCGTCTTTTTTGTTTTCTGAAATGACGGGAGCTTCGTATGCTGCTAATTCTAAAATGTGTACGTCTTTACTCATATAATTATGAATTCATTGTTTGACGGTATGCTTGTATATTTACCTTCATTTACTGAATAGGAATCTACCGCTTGATTTGTGCAAAATATTTTGTCTTTATATACAACCGTGTTTCCGTTGCGGATTTCAAGGTTGTAAAAATGATTCTCTAAAATACTAAAAGTTGCGTTAATGGTATCAAAATAATCTCCTTGAATGCTGCTTGCAATAGTTACCTGAACCTCCTTGTTGGTTTGGTCATCCGTTATGAAAAGACCGTCATACGTTGTAGTCCTTGGTATAAACCTAATGCTTTGCTCCGTTCCGACTTGTTGTAGTATTACCATTCTAACCCTATAACCTATTTTTTTTTGACTTGTTACCTTTTAAAACAAAAAAGGCAGCCCTAAAGCTGCCTTATGTCTACTGTTCTATTTTTAAACGTAGCGTTCAACGATTATTTCAATGTCTTTTGATTGCCATCCATAAATCAAATCTGGATACATATCGACCGACCATATACCGTTTTGAGGATTGATGTAGGCATCTGATTCCGCCCATGCATCGTAGTTACCTCTGGAGAACTTATCCCCTTTTTTTACTTGCGAAGTTAATACCTTAACTTCCTTCAATTGTTTTCCTTTCAAAATGTTTAATTTTTAAATAGTTAGTAAATGCCACGATGTCAAAGAACTTACAATAATATAATGAACACATTCCAATAAACCAAATTTTTTAACATTTTTTAACATACTTTAACATTTGTTAACAAAAAAGGCGCTCCGAAAAGCGCCCTACGTTATGAAAGGAATAAACGTACTATGCCGTTACAATGTTTGCATCTGCACCAGCAGAATCTGCAAAAGCAGTTTTTAATGCTGCCTCGGTAGATACATCAATAAAGTTTGCTGGTAGCACTTCGCTCGCTACAAAGGTAAGCTTGTAGCCGTTGAAGTCGCCCATAGCAGCGCCTGAAGAAATTTCTCCAGCCGTCGTGTCGCAGCCTTGAGCTAATCCCATTAAGAAAAATTGGTCGGTCATAGTGCGTACAATTATACGTGGTCGACCATACGCAAGTAGTTTAATGTTCTTGTGCATCGCTTGGTCTTGTTTCTTCAAAGAAATCTGAAGCGTTTGCTCAAAGAATGTTGTTCCGTTGTCTCTACTCGTTTGAATAGCGGTTGTAAACGAATTTTCGTTTGATTTTAATTCGTATTTGAATAACGATAACTGCGCAGCTGGCACCCAAGTATCTATGGTATCAGAATTTGTAGCATCGTAAACAATAGCATCTGTAGACAAGTCGTCGAAATTGGCAAAGTAGATTGCTTTTAATCCGCTTACGCTATCCTTGCACTCCTCAACTCGTCCGTTTGTAATGTCGCAACTCATGTTTTTTAAGTATTGTGAACAAAAAAAAGGGAAGGCATCTTACCTCCCCTTTTAAATTATTCAAGTTTATAATTATGCGTGGTAAAGAACTATATCCGAACCAATAGCATACTGAACTCCAGCGCTTAGGCGATAAATAATCCTCACATTCTGCGAGCCGTCAATATCTGCCATGTCAATGTATTTAGCCTCTGCCGTTACATCGCTAAGCAAACCGCATCCAAAGAAGAGGTTTGAAGTTTGAGCAGCCATTGCAGTATCATCAGCAAGTCCGCTTGCTACAACAACAGGAATACCGTCAAATGTTAATGCTCCGTTAGAGTACCATTGTGTACCTTGGTTGTTTGTACCAGCATTAGAAGTTGCAGCTACTGAGAAACCTCCGAGTGCGCGAACGTAAGCCTTAGCAATGTTTCTTGAAACGTAAATTGTCAAGTCCTCGCTGCCGTAGACCGTTGAAGGAATAGCGTCAACAATAGAACCTAATTTATCGATTACGTTTGCAGATGTTACAGCAGCGTGAGAAGCTACATCAACAACATCAGAATCAGCCAAAGCCAAAGTAACCAAGCCATCGAACTGACCGCTTGTTCCAGCAGAACCTTCCCAAATAGAAGTCTCGATTGCTGCCGCAGTCATTCCAGCAACATGCGCTAACATGAAGCTTTTAAAATCTGCTGGTAAATCCTCATAAGCAGAATATCCAGCTTGAGCTGCAATCCAGTCCTGATGATAGTCTTTCTTACACAATTGAACGTTGCTTTGTACCTCTTTCAAAGTTAATACTCTCTCAGCAACATCTACGTCCATGTTGTGGTCAAAATCGCATGTAGCGTTAACTAATACGTTTCCAGTTGTGGAAATCTTTTTCATCACTCTCTTGTAGTGAATGTTTGGTAATACGGTTACCAATCCGTTTGCAATTGTAGGTGCGCTTAGTAAAGCTG